ACATACTGCTCGGGCTTTTTGCCATCGCTTTCGTTAACAATGACTTTGGTAACCTTGCTCATCTCAACCCAGAATAACTTGAATGTTTCTGGATCACGCAGGAACACTTGATCGCCGTACTTGATGGTATTGCGGAAGATTTTAAAGATACGCTTGTTAAATTCGTTCAGTGTAATCCACTGTTGTAACTGCTCTTTGATAATCTTGACTTCGTTGTCAGTGGGCTTTTCGTGAAAGTGCAGATCAAATGCGCTGAGATTTTCGTCGTTCTTTTGTGTTGAGAATTCTGCCAAGATGTCTAGGGCAGCATTAACTTCTGAATCCATGTCCATTTGTTCGTACTGATTGTAACGTTCAATACGGTTTGGGTGTCCAATGTACACTTCTGGTAGTGTACTGGCTGTGGCACGATATGCAGGATTTATCTGCTGCGATGAACCAGCACTGCCAATGGGACTGGCTTGTCCTTGTATATTACCTGTTTTAAAGTATTTTTTCCAACCTGCCATTATATATTCCTAATGTGCAATATTTACCATATTACATAGTGACGTTGATAAGTTTTTGTGTCAAGTCTTTGTGATCACGCAAGTTCCCAATCATTTCCTCGTGTTTGTCCATGACTTCTTTGTGCATGTCACTCAATTTATCCACAACACCATCCATGAGATCTTTAAGCATGTCGTTGGACAGATTGGGAGTAATTGCTTGATCTTCTTTCAAATTGGGATTGGCAGCTTTTAGAGCTGTAATAGCATCGGCAATTTGATTGTAAGCAGCTTTGAAACTTTCAGATATATTGCCTTCGGCGCCGTTACCAAGACTGTCTTTTGTCAAGCTGTCCAACAGTCCTTTTGTACTGGTCAAAGAAATGAATTTTTTCTGCATGTCATCCATGCTGACATTTACAAATTTATCCATTAGTTCTTTTGGATCTTGTGCTGACATGAGTTTGCCCTGCACATCCTCTGGAATAACAGTTTCAGTGCCATGCAGCATGGCCAAATATCCCGAATCAGGACCGCTTACAGTACCACCATCAGCCAAAAACGGCAAATGAGAAGCTAGTTTTTCCAAAAAGGACGGTGCCTTCTCTAGTGTTTTTGCTCCAGCATCTGCTGCTGGTTGTATGGTACTGCTGTGTACCGAGTCAATGGCTTTGGCCATTTTGGTAACAGCTTCTTCAGCAGATTTAAACCCCTCGGCTGCTCTACCCGCAAACTCACCAAGATGACTACCAGTTAGTTTTTCCATTTCCACTGCTAGATCTTGTGTTTTACTGGTTATGTTGGCAAATCCCTGTTCAACACTGCCCGTAGTTCCTGCCAAGCTGGCCTGTGCCTCTGCGGTTTTTGCTGATTCACTGGCCGAACCAATGGTTTGCCCTGCTGCCATCACGGTATCAGCCAGTTTACCAATCGCACCTGCTGCACCGTCGCTGGCACCCATCAAGTTGGCAGTGCTGGCTGCTGACAGTGTTTGGTCGTTTTTCATACCCTCAGCAGCTGCCTTCATGCGATCGCCTGTTATGGCCGTGATGTTTTTGTCACCTTCTTTGACACTGTTGGCAGTGTCTTGAATTAGCGACATTAGTTCTTTGTTGGCAGCAATCGCAGGATCTGTCACAGTGCCTGTAGCCATGAACTGTGTCAGCGCATTTTGTACCTCTGGGCCAAACTTGCTCAATGTTGAGTTGGCTGCTTGGAATGCTTTGTTTTGATCTGCACTCAGTTTGTTGGACAATGCGGCCCGCATACTCTCAGCACGGGCTTTTTCCATTAGCTTTTTGGCATCTTGACCAGTGATGTCACTGATGACTTTCAAGTTGGTTGCATACTCTCTAGCACCTTGTGCCAGTTCTGCTGGTGCTAGATTCTTTAAGTCTTTACCGGCTGCACGTTGCTGTGCCATGTACGAGGCCATGACTTCGCCTTGCTCCTCGTAGCTGTAGCCCATGGCCAACATTTCATCTCTCAGTTTGGCACCACTCTTGCCGTTTGTGGTTGCCAAACCCTTCATACCGTCAGCCATTTTCTTGACAGCATCAGCGTGTGTTAATCCGCTTTGTCCCAAGTCGCCCGCTGCCTTGGTGGCCATTTTAGTCATAGTGTCAAGACTTAGCCCGGCAGCATTGGCGGTGTTACGCATCTCGGTCATGCCGCCAGCAAAACTGGCTCCCATTTTGGAGAATTCGCCCAAGGCTGTAACCGACTTCTTCATCTCCTTGGCCATTTGATCATTGTACAGTTTCTGAGCCTCTGCACCCATGTCAAAGAGTTTGCCAATTCCTTCAGCTATTACGCCACCAATAGCAGCACCAACAGGACCACCAAACAGAGCACCAGCGCCCACCAATATAGCACTAGTGGCACCTTTGTACAGAGTAGCAGTTGCATCCACTTCAGTCTGCATCACAGTCAACGCTGCATTGATGGGATCGTCCTTCATTGCATCGTAGCTGGTCATCATGGCTGTGGTTAGACTGATTGCAGTCTGTGCCAAACTGCCCAATGTGTTGGCCAATTCCAGCACCACTAGCTTGCTGGCCATCTGTGCTTTGGCCAACTTGCCGAGGCTGGCAGTTGCTTCACCGCTGGCTACTTTACCGTCTTTGAGAATTTTTTTGCCAGCCTCGGCATTGTCCTTCATGCCCTCGCTGTGATCTTTCAGCCCCTTAGTGGCTTTTTCTTGTTCTCGTTCGTACTCCTGCTGAGCACGTTTTTCTTCCTTGCGCTTGGTGGAATCACTTTTCTTCATTACCTCAATAAGTTCGCGAAGAGTAGATTCCGTGGCTGCATTATCTGCTTCTATCTTGCCTATGCCGGGAATGTCAATTTTTACTGTGCTAGCCATTTTTTACCATATAAATAGTTGTATACATATATTTATTGGAGTTCAAACCATGGCTAATCCGTTAACCAAGCATTTTCGTCAACCCGCAATTTATCTTGCACTGCCCAGTAGAGGGCGTTTTTATCCCGACGATGGCATTGAATTGACTGCTACAGGTACTATTCCAGTGTACCCCATGACTGTCAAAGATGAACTGGCACTGAAAACCCCTGACGGCTTGTTAAACGGACAAGCAGTAATAGATGTAATCAAGAGCTGCTGTCCAGCAATACGTGATCCTTGGGAAATGCCCGCAGTGGATCTAGATCCCATATTCATTGCCATGCGTTTGGCCAGTTATGGTAAAGGCATGGACTTTAACACCAAATGCCCGCATTGCAAAGAAACCAGTGAGTACACCATTGACTTGAACAAAATCTTAGACACCTTGAGCACTGCTGACTACAGCAAATTGTTTGTACTTGATGGTTTGAGTATCAAATTCAAACCACAAAAATACAAGAACATGAATCGTATCAGCATGATCAATTTTGAGCAAGACAAATTGATACAGAACGTGATCAACAACGAAACTTTGAGCGAGGAAGAAAAGATGACGCAGTTCAAAGTCAGTTTTGAGCGCATACGTCAACTCAATATTGATCTAGTGATTGACAGTATCGACAGCATCACTACTCAACAGGGCGAGATGGTGAACGATCGAGGCATGATTGAAGAATACTTGAATAACTGTAGTAGACAAGTTTACGAGGATATCAAGAAGGCAATTGAAGAATTGGTTGATGCTTACAAGATCAAACCACTGGAGTTGACTTGTTCCAGTGACGAATGTGGCAAACCATTTACCACAACACTGACATTTGATCAAAGCAATTTTTTCGAATAAGGCTTTTGTCGATGAATGAAGCTGAAATTGTCAGTTTCATTGAGGAAATGGAACAATCGGCAAAAGCCATAAAGAATGAAATTTTAACTCTGTGTTGGTTTATGAGGGGCAGTATCAGTTACGACGATGCCATGATGCTGAGCCCAGAGGATCGAGATATCATAGGTAAAATTGTAAAAGGCAATATAGAAACAACTAAGAAATCAGGAATGCCATTCTTTTAAGATGTTCTACGAACATCTGTTATTTCGCTTGCGCTCATAACTTTGTTTTCAAGTTGAATTAGTAGAGCGAAGCGATATATACTGTTCATCCAGATCAACCAGTCACACTTTGCCCGCACAGGGCAAAAATGAATCGCGATTTCATCCGAGTCTCGCAGTCACTGAGCGTTAAAGCAATTACAGAGGCGGTTGTCCGGTACCTCGAGCTTAGTTCTTATCACAACGGCAGCTAATATAACATACGCCAGCATACTATATTAACCTGCTACATCACTGTAGCGTCTTTTCAGCCATAAAAAATCGTCTTCAAATAGCAAAACTCGGGCATTACGAGTCGTCGTCCGGTTAAGGATAGTTGCTAAGTGCTCTGTACGGCGCAGAGTCTTCCGTCCCCCTTTTTATCAGGTTGTCGCTAGGTACACGTTTTAAGACCTGTACGAGTCGTTATCCGTTCAGTTTGTTTATAATATGGGAGCCATGTACACGGACTGAGATCTGTCCGTTATAATAATCTGTTGATTCTAATACTCTATGTGTGAATTGTTCTCGAGCCTCAATGTAACTACATTCTGCTTTTGATTTGCAATAGTAAAGTATTTCTCTGGTAAAGTTTTCGGTGCCGTGAGTTTGAACGTCTCGGTTTAATTGATCGTTTGAGCCATAATAGGTTTGCCAATCGCTGTCCACTTTGCTGCGGATCTTTTGCTTTTTCTTTGTGCCGTTCTTGAGTTTTACTGTTTTATAAGTGGTTTTTGCGAATTTCGCTAGTTTTTTGCCTATGTACTTTTTGCCAGATAGATTATTTGTAATGAGGTATACAAAGCCCACACAGTCTTCGGGTAGAGTTTCTACGGGGGTTCCTTGATAGTACCAGGTCATTACACATATAGTTATGCCTTAAAATGCCATGATAAAAATTATGTTATTTCTAAATCTGTGTCGTAGCTAGTGTAGCCGTTTTCTTTGACAACCTTGAGCGTGTTGTTGACACGGCCTGCAAGCTCGTCTTTGTGACTAACTAACCAAATACTCTTATTGTGTTCTCTGCTCATCTTCTTGAGAATGGC